AGGAGACAGTTAAAACTCCTCAAGGTAAAGCTAAAGTAACAGAACTTGCAGTTCCTGCAGCACAAGAACTTAAAAAGTTTCCTAAAAGAAAAACTTTAAGTATAGGAGATAAATTAAAAGGCACACTTGCAACTGAAAGAAATATTAAGAAACAGATTCTTAAAATTAACAAGGGTGACTTTGGAGGACCTAATAAAAGTTTAGTAAGTAATGTGCCTAATAAACCTATAGGTAAAAAAGAACAGTTGGTTGAAAAAGGTGTAGCTTACGATAGAAAAAGTAAAACTGCAGAAATATTTAAATTTAGAAAGGATGAAATTCAAAGATATAAAAAAGCTTTAGACAGTTCAGAAAAAAGTATTATGTCTAATACTGCAAAGGCAACTCTTAATGATTTAAAAAATAGAAGTGTAATTAAAAATGCTACTAAAGGTAGTCCTTATGCTACTATTAAAAATAGAGTTAGTAAATTAATTGAAAAGCAAAAAGAACTTAAACCTAAATTAATAGGTAGTTTAAAAATGAAGCTTGATAATTTAAGTAAAAATAAACCTGCAGCAACAGGTGTAAAAGAAAAGTTTGGTGTGATACCTAGAAAGAAAGGTGGTATGCTTAACTATAAAGCAGGTACAGGAAAGAAAACTGTTGGTAAAAAGTCCAAATCAAAACTAGGTAAGTTTAAGGGTGCAATGCTTTCTCTTATGCCTATGGGTGTATATGATACTATTGACATGATTGATACTGCAGTTAGAACAGGTGTGCCATTTAAATCAGGCACTAAAGGAAAAACTATACGAGGTGTTGGTAAAGCAATGCGTGGTCATGGTAAAGCATTAACAGGGAGAAAAAAATAATGGCTATAGGTTCAGGAAGAAAAATACTTTCGCTAGGTAAATCTCTTAAAGAAAATATAGATGATGCCTATGAAAAATTTATTACAGGTGGTGGTAAAACAGGTAAAAATAAAAAAATTACTATACAAAAAAAAGATATAGATAAAAAACTTTCTAAACAAGAACAAGTTAAGAAGGCAGCAGAAAATAAAATAAAAAAACAAAAATCTAAAAAAGTAAAAAAAGAAAATGTTTTATCAAAAGATAAACAAGTTAATAAAGCAAAACAAAATAGAAAAGCAAAACAACAAAAGTCTAAACAACAAAGTACTTCTTTAGTTCCTACAGGTCAAAGTAAAACAATTAAAGAAACTGTTAATCCTAAAAAAATAAAACAAAATTTTAAAACTATAGGTAAACCTGTAGATAAAACTAAAAAAGTAAAAAAACCTAAAAAACAAAGTACTGCTTTAGTTACAGTTCCATCTGCAACTGCAGCAAAATCTTCTAGAAAAATTTTAAATTTATTTGATAAAATAAAAAAGAATAAAGGTAAAATTGGAGCAGCTGCAGCATTATCAGTATTACCTTTTGCAATAGGAACAGATAAAAATGTAGGTGAAGGTAAGAGTATTGGTGGAGGTAATAAGGATAAAAAACCTAAAAAAGAAGATTTTACTCCTAAAATAAAAAAACCTACTGTACCTAATGTAAAAAAGAAAAAGTTACCTAAAACTAAATCTAATGACTATACAGGTAGGTTTATAGATAAAGAAGGTAATGTTGCTTATGACAGTGCATCAGACTTTTTTGCACATATGTTTGGCACTCCTAAGAAAAGAAAGATGCCTAAAACAACTGCAAGAATAATAGGAAAAGGTGATAAACTAAAAAGGAAAAAAGCAGATACTAAAGGTGCAGGTAAGGGTGTAAAGTTTCAGGCATTTAAATCAGGCACTAAAAGTAAAACTATAGGTCTTAAAGACTTACCACCTAAAGCAGAAAATCCGGGTATACATATGTTACCTGCAAAAGCTAAAATGAATATGGGATTTAAACCTATGTCTGGTGGTGGTCTTATTGCAAGTTTTTATGATAAACCTGAAAAGACTGAAAAATATAAAGGTAATACAACTTCTGCAAGACAGGTAAAAGGTTATGGAAAAGCAAAAAAGAAAGCTTAAAAAAGTTATTAAAGGACTAAGTAAAGCATCTAAGACTCATGCTAAACAAGCTAAAACTTTAAAGAGTATGTTAAGTAATGGTAGTAAGAAAAAAAAGAAAAGACCCTAAAGTTGGCACAGGTAAAAAACCAAAGGGTTCAGGCAGACGTTTATACACAGATGAAAACCCTAAAGACACAGTTAGCATCAAATTTGCCACACCGACAGACGCAAGAAACACAGTTGCAAAAGTTAAAAAAATCAATAAGCCTTATGCGAGAAAGATACAAATACTTACAGTCGGTGAGCAGAGAGCTAAAGTAATGGGTAAAACTCAAGTTGTAAATATATTTAAAAAAGGAAAAGAAAGTTTAAAAAAAGCTCATAAAAAAACATGATAGAATTTGTGCTTGTGTTTATGATGGGAATAAGAGTAATAGACCAAACACAAACTTTTCAAGACATAGATAGATGTTTATACTTTGCAAAAAGATTAAACAATCAACCTTCAATCCCACAACAGGAAGGACCTAATTTAAGAATAACTTCATATTGTAAACCAAGAAAGAAAAGATAATGTTAGCAGAACTTGCCGCAGCAAATGCAGCTTTTGGAATAATAAAAAATTTTATATCCAATGGCAAAGAATTATCAGGTTGTGTTAAACAAATATCTGATTTTGTATTTGCAAAAGAACAACTAGAAAAGAAAGCTAAAAAATCTAAAGGTGGTGGCACTGACTTAGAAGAGTTTATGGCTCTTGAACAAATAAGAGAAAAAGAAGAAGAACTCAAAAAGATAATGATTTATTTAGGAAGACCCGGACTTTGGCAAGATTGGCAAAGATTTCAGGCAGAAGCTAGAAAGTCAAGACGATACGCAGAAAAGATGGCAGAAAGACGTAGACAAGAAATGTTAGAGTATACAGGCTATGGTATAGCTTTTATATTTTTAATGGCTTTTGCAGGATTATTGACATGGATTGTTGGTGCATGGTGGACAGGAAAACTTTAACACCTTGTATTGGTATATGTAAACTTAAAGATAATATTTGTATAGGTTGTAAAAGAACAATAGAAGAAATAAAGGAAGCATATGATAAATTGGTTGCTAAAAATAATAAAATGTAATACTATAATAGGTATAGACTCTAATAAAGAGTTAGCTAAACATAGACTATATACAACTAAATACGAAGACTTATGTATGTAAAGGAGAAACAATGGCAATCGCTAAAAAGAAAAAATCAGGCTCACCAAAACCAAAAAATCCTGCATTATACTCAAGAGTAAAAGCAGAAGCAAAACGTAAATTTAAAGTATATCCATCAGCATATGCAAATGCATGGCTTGTGCGTACATATAAGAAACGTGGTGGAACTTACTAATGGCAAAGCCTAAGAATAGTGGCTTAACTAAATGGTTCAAAGAAGATTGGCGAGATGTTAAGACAGGTAAAAAGTGTGGAAGGTCAGGCAAAGATAAAAAGTCTAGACCTTATCCTGCTTGTAGACCTGCAAAAGTAGCAAGTCGTATTAGTAAAGCAGAAGCAAAGAAAAAGACAGGACCTAAAATGGTTAAGTGGTCTGTTACTGCTTCAGGTAGAAAAAGAAAAACAACTAAACCTAGAAAGAGGATAGCATGAGTAAATATCCCGGAGTAAAAAGGTTACCATCAGGAGGAATAGAATATCGTGGCAAAAAATTTGCAGGATTTAATAAACCTAAAAGGTCTGATAGACCGGGTAAAAAAGGTATGGTTTTGGCTAAAGAAGGTGATAAGATTAAGCTTATACACTATGGTGACTCTTCAATGGGTCACAATTATTCTAAAGAAGCTAGGAAAAGTTTTAAAGCTCGTCATGCGAAAAATATCAGTAAGGGCAAAATGTCTGCGGCTTATTGGGCAGATAAAAAGTTATGGGCAGGAAAAGGCAAAAGTAAAAAAGCACCACCTAAGACTCAAAAGCATACAAAAGGATTACGAAGAACGTAAAGCAAAATGGTATGACTGGTTAAGAGGTAAGTAATGGCTATTGGTAGAAGTAGTGTTTCACAACAGATTAAGAAACCTAATACTAAAAAAATAAAAAAAAGAAAGATTAAAAAGAAATGAGTACATCAGGTACATACAATTTTTCTATGGATATTGATGAGGTTATCCAAGAAGCAATGGAAATGATAGGTGGTGAACCTACTCTTGGACATGAACCTAAATCTGCAAGAAGGTCAATTAATTTATTACTATCTGATTGGCAAAATAGAGACATAATGTTATGGACTGCAGAAACTTCTACAATTACTGTTACTGCAAGTGTAACTACATATGCATTAGCTTCCTCAAGTATAGATGTATTAGAAGCAGTTGTTAATAGAGATAATACTGATATACAATTAGAACGCATATCTATGCAAGAGTTCTTAAAAATTCCTAACAAAAAACAAACAGGCAGACCTACTCAATATGCAGTAAGACATGAAAGAGATAATCCTGAAATATATCTCTGGCCGCTTCCTGAAAATTCTACAGATAAAGTTAAAGTAGAATTAATTAGATATATGCAAGATGTAGATAAATCTGCAGTACAAACACCTGATATTTCAAGAAGATTTTTACCTTGTTTAACTGCAGGAGTTGCTTACTATATGTCAATGAAAAGACCTAATGTTGATATGAATAGGATTGCAATGATAAAAACAGAGTATGAAGAAAGATTAGCTAGAGCATTAACAGAAGATAGAGAAAGAGTAAGTCTTTTAATAAAACCGAAAATTAGTATATAATGACTACATCAAGAAATACTTTAGGCATATGTGACATATGTGGATTTAGATATAAGTTAAGGGATTTAAAAAAGAATAGTTATGGACTTATGGTTTGTTCTACTGATTATGAAAGATATGATTTAAAAAACCATCCTCAAAATAAAATCCCTAAAAGTTTAGATGTTGAAACATTAAAGTTTCCTACTAGAAGGTCTCCTATGCCTGAAACAAATGTTACAGTAACAGATTGGTTACCTACATAATGGCAGTTGGAAAAAATACAATAGTAGAATGTGATGTCTGTGGATTTGAATACAGACGTAACGTAATGAAAAAAAATAGTTATGGACTTATGGTTTGTCCTGAAGATTTTGAAGGTGGTTATGATTTAAAGAATCATCCTCAAAATAAAAGTCCTAGAATAGCAGAAGATTTTTTTATTAAAAATGTAAGACCTGAATCTAATGTTGATAGAAATTTAGATTGGGAAACTGCAACAACAGAATGGCAAGATACAGATAAGTATTGGAATATGATATGAGTGATTTTACAGGTAAAAAAATTGCAAACACTTATAAAAACTTATTACAAGTTAGTGTAGCTAATACTGAATTAGGAACGACATTAAAGAGTGTTGAAACAGGAGCAGGTAATTCTACACCTTTACAATTAGCAACAGATAAAGTTAATATAGGTGGTACATTTCAAATAGGTGGTGTAGCATTAACTGCAAATGTAACTGCATTAAATAATATTGCAGATTTATCAAGTATTACAGGTATTGTAGTAGGTGACTCAGGAACTATTTCAGGTAGAACTATTACAGGAACTAGTCCTATATCTGTAGGTAATGGTAATGGTACATCAGGTAATCCTACTATAAGTCTTGCAACTACAGGTATTACTTCTGCAACTTATGGACCTTTAGGTAAATTTAATGTAGATACTTTTGGTAGAGTAATAAGTGTAAGTGTTGCAACTACAGTTTCTGCTAATGCATTTGTAGGTGGAACATTAAGTGGTTCTGCTCTTACAGTAGAAAATGATACATCTATTGGTGGTGATGTAGTTATTGAAGGCACTACTAATATGAAGGCAGTTAGTGCAACTGATGTAACTTTAAATAATCTTACAGTAGGAACTAAGATAACTGCAGCAACTGTTACTGCAACTACGATTGAAACAAGTGTATTAAGAGCAACAAAAGCAAGTATAACAGACTTAACTGCAGATACGTTAAGTTTTAGTGATACATCTGTAAGTGCTATAAATGCAACTAATTTATTTGCAGTAAGTGCAAATGCAACAAGATTATTTAAAGCAGGTGTAACTGTTGGAACTGAAACACAGATAGCTGCAGTAAGTGCCTTAACTAAAACTAATTTAGATGCAATAACTTCTATAAATACTGTTGTAGGAGCAGTTAGTGTATTAACTAAAACTAACTTGGATGCAATTACAAGTATTAACACAGTAGTAACTTCTGTAAATAGTTTAGCAGTTGCAGTAAGTGCTTTAACTAAAACTAACTTAGATGCAATTACAAGTATAAATACAGTAGTTGCAGGAGTTAGTGCTTTAACTAAGACTAACTTAGATGCAATAACATCTATTAATACAGTAGTTACAAACTTATCTGCAACTATGGCAACATCTGTTGCTAACAGAACTGCAGCCATAACAAGTATAAATACAGTAGTTGCAAATCTTAGTTCTACGTTAGCAACTAGCATAGGTAATAGAACTAGTGCAATAACGTCAATTAATACTGTAGTAACTAATCTTAGTGCAACTATGGCAACTTCTATAGCTAATGTAAGTGCCTTAACAAAGACTAACTTAGATGCAGTAACATCAATTAATACTGTAGTTGGTAATTTAAGTTCTACACTAGCAACTAGTATAGGTAATAGAACTGCAGCAATTACAAGTATTAATACTGTTATAACAGATTTATCTGCAACTATGGCTACAAGTATTAACAGTAGAACTGCAGCAATAACTTCTATAAATACTGTTATAACAAATTTAAGTGCAACAATGGCTACAAGTATTAATAGTCGTACTGCAGCTATAACAAGTATAAATACAGTAATTACAAATTTAAGTGCAACAATGGCAACTAGTATTAATAATAGAACTGCAGCTATAACTTCTATAAATACTGTAGTAGGTAATTTAAGTTCAACTATGGCAACAAGTATTGCTAATAACTCGCCTATACCATTTGCTATTGCGTTAGGTTAGGTTATACAGTATAATATATTAAGAAATAAGGGAATATTATGGCAAATAATTTTAAGGTATCAGTAGTAGCAGGAGTAGGTACATCACCTTCAGCAGCTTATACTTGTCCTTCAGATAGTACAGAAACTACTATTATAGGATTAAGTTTAGCAAATATATCTACTTCACAAATAACTGTATCTGCTCATGTAAGTATTGGAGCAGCAGGTGATGGTGTTGCAAGATTAGTTAAGGATGCACCCATACCTGTAGGGTCTAGTTTAATTGTTGTAGGTGGAGACCAAAAATTAGTTTTAAATAATGCAGACCATGTAATGATTACATCAAGTGCAGCTAGTTCAGTAGATGTGGTAACGAGTTATTTGGAGATTTCTTAATGGCTTACATAGGAAATCCTGCAGCTAATAGATTTGTAACACCACCTTCAGTACAAAGATTTAGTGGTGATAATAGTAATACTACTTTTACACTAGCCAATACAATAGGTGCAGACCAAGATATACTAGTATCAGTAGATGGTGTAATACAGGATACTGCAAATTATTCTGTAAATGATAAAACACTTGAATTTGATACTGCTCCTTCAAGTGGAACAAATAATGTATTTGTATTTACTATTTCGCCTTTAGTAGCAAGTGTTAATCATCCTTCAACATCTGCATTAAATGCAACGAGTGGCACATTTAGTGGAGCATTAACTACTTCAGGTGCATTTACTTCACTCGGTATAGACGATAATGCAGATGCAAATGCTATAACAATAGATAGTTCAGAAAATGTTGCAATAGGTTCTACTGACCCACAAGGTTTTCCATTACATT